TGAAGGTTAACTCGCGTACTGAAGTATTATTCACTACATGAATAGATTGTTTATTAGCACAAACTAATCCCATTGGAGTTTCACAAACTGCATTTTTATGTACTGCACCTACTCCAGTAAAAACTCTTTCTATCTGATGTTTTTCATTTAATACATAGGTGTTTCTTGTTTTAAATACAAAAATCTTGTTCCGATATGCGATAATCTTAACAATCTCATCTCCGTCATTTCTTCCTACATCAAAATAACGTGTAGGCATAATCTCATCTAGCTTATAAGGATCAGTATAATAAATCTGATTTCTTTCACGAGCGGTTTGCCCGTTTTCATCTGTAGTATCAATGTTAGCATAGTATGCTTTGTTATTTAGTATAGTGGAAGTATTCCATTTAATTTCATTTAACGTGGCACTAGATGCTCTTCCTGTTAACGAATTATATGTTGCTAATTTTAATCCATCATAAGGAATCCACCAAGTAGCTACTTTTGTGCTAGAGGTGCTTGCTACATATGCTCTTGCACTACTAACACTAAACGCATCAGAGCCTGTTTCATTTCTTGTATTAACACAAGGGATTGCATTTGCATCCCCTGTTGTAATTAAATGTACCCCACTTGATGGGTTGGTAATTGTTTTAATATTTCCAATTCTTACACAAGTATCTGTTATAATACCTCTAATCTCTGCTTGCGTATCAAGGCTATTTGATGGATATAAAAAAATTAATTTATTTACTGCAAAGTTAGAAGGCATAGAACTAAATTGAATAATAGCAAGTTCATTTTGACTTGTGCTTTCACTTGTAATTGCCATATAGTCATCACTCGTTCCACCATATGGCTCTGGGCAAGGTATCCATCTACCATTATTTGGATTATTTGCAGTTGTATCCGCATTAGATAATTCAGCTAACTGACTATCTTTAAACCCATTATCTATATCTATTGTATCTACAAGATACCAATCTACATCTTCTTCAGGATTCCAATAAATATTAATTCCAGTAATTCTTGAATTTAACTGTGCTAGAGAAGACCCTGTATTTAATACTACCTGTATACCAGGACATATTTTACCTGATCCTACTGACTTTCTTGATTCAATTCCAATGTTTCCATTACTATCTCTTGCTAACGCAGACTCTTGAACATAGTCATAAAGAAAAGTAACAGTATAGCGATCATGTGTTTTAAATGTAACATCTGTTAAATCAGGAATTAAAATTTCATCTTGATTACTTACACCATCAGGAAAAGTCACATATAACCCTACTTCATTAGCAGCGTTAATATCGTTGGATTGATCCCATCCATAACTAGTTCTAACAACAGTAGGAGGAGTTAAGGTAGTATCTTCTATTTTCCAATCATTTACCAATGCTTGCATAGGCGGTTTCTTAAATGCATATCCAGTTGTATAAGAAGATTCATCTGTTTTTCCTAACACATTTCTTTTAATATGTCCAAACCATTTTGTAGTATTAGAAAAACTACCATCTGAAATACGCAATACTTGATTATGCACTAAAAAATCATAGATAGGAGAAGAAGACCAACTTGTAGTAATATTACTAAATGATCCACCTGTTCCTGTAGAAGTATCTTGTCTTTTGAGAACTGTACCATTACCATAGACCCACCATGTAGTAGATGTATCTGCATCACTTGCATTTTTTTCCGTTCTGTATACAACTAATTCTGTTTGTACATCGGTAGCAGCACTTGAAGAACTTACAATTTGCTCACCTTTTGGTCGCTCTAGTCTTCCAGGCTTTTTGTTAAGAACTTTTGTAAATGCAGTATATTGATTTTCAGATATATCAAAATCAGATTGATTGGTTACTAACCCACCTGAAAAATTTCTTATTTGCAAACGAGGCATTAAAAGTCCTTGTAATTGATATTAAATTTTGGCTCACCTGCTCTACGCTGACGATCTAAAATTATTTTTCCCTTCCATTCGTTCCATTCATTTTTAAAATAAGGAATTAAATTTATATCTCTTAATCTTTCTGCGACCTTCCATGATCCATAGTATACTAAACATTCATGGTATCTTGAGTCTAACATAGGAATATCTCCATTGCTAGATAATGCTGTAGGTAGGTGATAATAATACAATTTAATTTTTTTACCTAAAGGGGGTCTAGGAAAAATACCAATATTAATATCATCAATATAATATCCATATGCGCTAGGCATATTTAAAGATGCATTGTCGCTAGATATGTTGTGTATTTGATCCATACCAATACGAGTCATTTTCTCGTCATCTAAATCCGCTCTATAAATACGAATTAAGTTAGGAATTGCTGAACCTCCTCCTGGATTAGAATTTTCATATACTTCCCATATATCTAAATCTGTTACACCATTCCCGTTAAATAATGCATAAGTTAATCGTACAACTCCATTAGAAGCGGTTGTATTAGAGGTAGCATATCCATAAAAAAGATTAGCTTCATCTGCTAATAGGTTTTGACCTTTATTAATTAAATCAGTTAATACTGAATCTGCAACAACAGAGGTATCATCTACCCCTGTAATATTTCTAATTTCTGTTCTTATTTCTGTTAAAGTCATAATATCCTAAAGCGGGGCGAGCCGAAACCCGCCCCTGAGTTAGTTACTGATTAGAGATTAGTTGCAGTTGAGATATACTGAATAACAGCATAATCCTTACTGTTAAACGAGGTCATATCTACTCCGTAGATTTTCCCTGCAGCAACTCCGAGTTTATTACCATAATCAAATGATTTTTCAACCCAAGTCATATCTCCTACTGTACCCATACAACCTGCACCCGCACCTAAAAATAAGTTACGAGCATAGTGTACAGAAGCACCACCACCATCTGAGGCAGTAGTAATCCCTTCATGTTCATGGACAATAACACCATCATATACACCTAATGCGCCAGAAAAAATTGGATTATCTTTTCCGCGAATATTTGCATTTAATTGTGCATTGCGCCATGTGTCTTGCTGAGTTAAGTCATAAGCTGCTTCTGGATGAAGTAAAAGAACAAAGTAGTCTTTACCTTCAACACGAATTGGCTTCATCTTATAGCTCTGAGTTGTACCTAGTAGAGCCATTCTTTTTAACTTAGAAATATCACCAGCGATTGCTAAATCGGCTGCTGCAAGAGCTGCTTTTGGATCAGTTGCAGCATATACAGAAGTATTTGCTCCATTGTCTGCTCTTAAGTATGCTCCAGCACCAGTTGTTTTTGTTAAAGAAGAGAATACTTGTGCATCGTGATCTTCAGCATATACTCTTTTTAATTGTGACATAGCTTCTTGACGAAAGTCATAAAGAACTTTACTATTATCAAAGTTACCTGCATTTGTTACGCCAAATCTTCTTTGAGATGTTGCAACAGTTTGCGAATAACTTGATAATCCATCTTCATTACCTTCTAAAGAAGAATCACCTGTGACTACTGTACCTGTTAACCCTACAAGACCAAAAGTAATATCTTTACCTTTGCCTTCTTCCATTGATTTTTCAACGATCATTGAGCTAAAGTCTTTTCCCATAAACTTAGAAAAATAAATCTCTTTTCCAACTTCATAAGCAAGTTGTTTTGCCCATCTTGATACGTTTAAACCTGATGCCCATTCATTTGCCATAGTTCATACCTCCTTATAGGTCTTTACTTTCAACGTAACGACAGAATATCATTACTTTGGCTGTATCAGCTGCGTTTACAAATTTGACATCAATCGTATCAGCGGTAGGAAAATACTGTCCACCCGCTAATGCTGCTGAGCCATCTTCAAGACTATTATAAACTGCACTTTCTACATTACCATCCACACCATCTAAGAAGCCATCAGGGTCTTCTGATCCTACGTCTATGGTCATTGTTGCACCTTCTGCAGTCATTATTAAAAGTCCTACTTCTGTTACTAATGTACCAGCAGGAATACTTAAAGCTTCCCATTGGTCACCTGCACCAATATTTACTGATGCAGTATCTAATATAGCTGACATATATCCTTGAGGAACACTTAGCTGCCCCTTAGATGATAAAAAGCTATCTGAATAAGCTTGGTCTACTGCCACCTTATCCTCCTTATTTTAATTGATTAATTAACCTGCAGATGTTTGTTCTAAAGCACGCATACGGACATCCTCTGGTAAACTATTCCAGTCTGCCTGAGAAATAGAGTCAAAATCAATTTGAGTTTTATTCCCACCCGTAGCATTTGAAAGTGTTGTTGGCACTTGATCTGCTTGCGTGAGTTTATCTGTCACTTGTTTGACACCTTCCGTTTTTGCTTGAGACTTCTGCTGTTCAAATGTCATAAGCGTATACGCATCATTTATTAATGCAATACCACGCTCATCGCCAAACTTTGCAACTGCGGTTAGTTCTTCGTTATTTAGATTAGGATGTTTTTTAATAAAACTATCAATCATTTCCTGTTGAGCATTTTTCGTTTTTCTTGCAGCTATCTCCCTTTCTTGTACTTTTCGCTCTTCTGCGAATTTACTTTCTATTTGTTTTGAGATATGTGGTAAGACCGAATTAATGTCATAGGGATCATACTCTGGTAGTTCTACTTCTGGCTCTTTTGGAGCTACGTTCATCTTAATCTCATCAAGGGATTTTCTTAACTCACCAAGTTCATTAGTTTGTCTTCCATTGAGTTCACGAAGATTTCTATACGACTTGTCTGTTGTAGAAGCATACTCAACCAATTCATCCACCGAAGTAAATTCCTTCTCTCCGACTTTGAATGATTGTGGTTCTACCGCAGGTGTCTCTGCTGTCTGCTCACTTACATTGGATTCAGGGGAAACTTCTTCACTTGCTGTGCCTGCAATTTCCTTGGCTTCGTCTATGTAGTTCGTTTGTTCTTCCATTGTACCTTGTCCTTTCGTTAGGGGGTTGTTATTATGAGTTACGATTTACCCGTATTATTCGGCATTTGCCTTTGCTGCGCTTGCATCTGTGCGGATCGTTCCTCTTCAAATTTTTCTAGTATATCCCTACCCGCTTCCATATCAGAAAGCTCTACATAGAGAGGGAATAAACTTGCGAATCCATTTCGTACTAACTCTCCTACTTGCTGTGCTTTCGCTGCACGCATGGTAGCTGAATTTTCACCTTTGTCTAAGACAATATCAAATTCAAACTTTTCAAAGTTAGTTAAAAAACGATTAATGGTTTCTTCTATTACTTGTGCTTCTTCAGGGGATTCTGCTTTCTCTGTTTCAGCACCAATAATTCTTTTAATTTTATCTGCGGTATAAAACTGTTGCATATTTTTAATAGCCTGCATCAATACAGTTGACTTGGTAAAGTCCAAGTTTTCCATTTGCTCTTGCAATGTCAACATACCTTGTCTAATTCTTGTTTGAGCTGCAATACCACTTTCTTTTGTAGAAGTAGCAATACCCATCATGGGGTCGGTAGCACCACTAATCTCTTTCGCATCCATCTCTGCCTTCTGCTCCATAGCTGCAATGCTACCAACCAAAGATAAATGTGAGTTTGACCATTGTTGCATGAAGTCGCTTACACGACCTTTGAATCCAGGTATACCAATCCAACGTCCTGTAGTAGATGCTTCATTCATTTCTTCTTGAGATACTTTATTCCCCGCAAATATTCCTCCACCTCTAGGAGAACGATTAATAATATCTAACATCTGCGATCTGCGTTTATCTTTTTCCCTTTGTGGGTCTTTCATATTTTCGACTAGACCAAATGTCTCTACATAATCACCCATATCTTCAAAATGATAAAAATAAGGTACGATTGGAAATTCATTATGCATATAAGGGTTCGCTTTCTTTTCTTGTAGTGTATGCATCCCAGCAGTAATGGTTAAATAT